GATTCATCAAATACTTTCTTGGTTGGGTATTTGCCGTTTTTAGTTAAAGGATAAACTCCTCCTTTTGCATAAAAACTTTTGACATAGCTTAAAAAGTTCATACTTCCTCCTCATTTACCTCATGCCAAATTTGTTTAGCTTCATCTTCTACCTCCTGTAAAGCATCCCAAAATTCCTGAAGAGTAAAAGGGAAAAGTAGAGTAATAGGAGTACACTCTGCATCTGACCCCTCGATTATTGAACCTATAGTGACCTCCGCATTAGGGTTTAGATATGGATGTAAATCTAAATCAATATTGTGGTCTATCCTTTCCTCAACTGTAGTGTACGCAAACCATGCTCCGCAATCGGTGTACTTATATGTATTGCGTTTAATATTCTCAATGGTCTTTTCACCAAATCCACGTTCTTCCATGAACTCATAAAGATTATTTACTGTAGTCATACTTCCTCCCCTTTTTTGGTTATTTTATAGCCTACTGGTTTGTAAAGTTCATCAAACTCAGTTCCGCAATCAAGACAGATTCTTTCGTATTGATAAGAATCCCAATCTCCAGTTTCAATATTATTCCCCCTACAAACTGGACAACAATAATTTTCTAAAAATTCCTTCTGTTTCATACGTTTCATACTTCCTCCATATTGTTATGTTAAAGTTAATTCCAGAGACTAAAATTCCTGACAAAATTCCTGACAAAATTCCTCCGGCTTTTTTGAAAATTCCTCTGGCTTTTTTGAAAATTCCTGACAAAATTCCTCCAGACTTCCAATGTCAGTTTCAAGCTCATCCCAATCGAGCAAGTCTTGTATAGTTTCATCCATGTTAGTTTCTCCTTTGTTGCAACAAACGCTTGAACAAATTTAAAATTAATTCTTTTTATTTTAGACTCTTACTAAATCAGCTTTATATCTTGAACCTGCTAATTTTGAGCTACAATGACCACAAGCTATATTTGTGAATTCCTCAAAATTATCCACTTCTGAGAAATCAATGTAGATTTTTTGGCCTTGCCTGTTAAGTTCCTGCTCTGCTGATTCCATTGCAAGTAATTGCTGTTCATAATTATCTTGACCAGTATAAAAGTCACCATTAGCAATGTATTGAACGCAATCATTGCAAATGCCAACCTTGCAAATAATATAATTTTTCATATTTACCCTTCTAAAATCCATTGTTTAACTAAATTTAGTTCAGCAATATTGCTGTCAATCCTACTCCGTAAATTAACCAAATGCTTTGCACCTTGAGTGCTTTTCTTTTGGCTTTTTAATAAAGATATCCTTTTTCTAATTTTGCCCAATATTGGGACTGAATTGTATTCCATATTTACCTTTTAATTAAGGTCTACTTGTGGCAAGTTAATTCCTACCATAAAAGGCACTCAATGGAATGCCTTTTAGTTAGGAACTATTTTAGAGTGTCAATACTCATAATATTAAAAGTCTCTTTTACTTCTTCTTTTTCTAAAGACTTTGTTTGTTCCAAATTAAAAACTGAATACTTTTTTAAGACGTTTTTTGTCTTCTCTTTTCCTTTATCATCCAGCAATACTGACTCACCATCTTTTAAAAACTTTTTAACTGGCTTACAAATCCGCACACCTTTTTCACCTTTTTGAACTATTCTATTTACAGATTTAAACTGCATAAAAGTTGCCCATTGATTTGAGTTATAATTTTTGTCTTCAAATTGAGCGGTTAAGTGGTCTTGATTCTTTCCGCTATACTCGTTTTGAGTTACATAGTTTATTTGCATGACTCTCCTTTTTATTAAGGTTTACTATTGGTAGATTAATTTCTACCAGAGAACGCACTTTTTCAAATGCGTTCTAGCTAGAAATTAAAAAGATTGAAAAACAAAAGTAGGTTCCTGTAATGCGTCTTTTATATGCTTGCTACATGGATTTACTTTTGTTGTACCAATAAAAAATGTATTTTCCTCTAATCCATCTTGTAAAATTTCAATTTGTTCTTCATCTTCAAGATTGTTGAACCAGTCAATATTTAGGAGAGGACAAATAGCATCTAGATTATAAGAGTCTAATAACTCTTTTTTTGTCATTTCTGAATACTCACAACAGATAGCAATAACATCCAGTTCAATAGGACTATTGCATTCTTCTTCATATTGCTCAAAATAATCAAAAAGCAGTTCAAGTCCTTCGTAACTAAAATTTTCACTTCTATTGTGGTCTTTAAATGCTTGCCTAAAATCATCAACGTTGAGTGTTTTGTGCATCTTGTTTCCTTTTATTAGAGTTGACTTAATTTAGACTGTTAAATACAGTCTTTATTTACTGTATTCAGTGTATTAAAAAACCAATACATTGTCAAGTTATTTCTCATAATAATGCAAAATAAATTGATTATTTGATAATAAATGTTAATAAATTTATATAATAAGTAAATGACTGCCAGAGTATGTAGATGCTCCAATGCAGGAAAGTAAAAAAATGAATGCTAATATATAGAGTGTTGTCTCTTATTACGTTCTGGGTCGATTTGAACATCCAAATCTGGAAGGAATGCCAAAAAAATTGAAGGAATAACAAGAAACACCGCAAAACACGTTTAGTCAAAACGTTGCGTATCTTGCTGTTATTACTAAAGAAAAAGATAAAAAAAAGAAGACTTTGAGGGATTACAGGGGGGGGGGATATTCTGGTAAAATGGAAACGTTGCGTATCTTGCTGTTATTATTGTGGTTTATCCATTATTGTTTATCAGTTACAATAATATAGATATTAAAAATATAATAAGTAATAATATCAGTTAGTTAGGTTAGTTTGACACCCGTGTGTAAAAAAGAGTAATAATATCAATCATTTAATAAAATGGGTTGTACTTTAAGGGGGGGGGCATGTTATTTCTTAATAAATGACTCTTTTTTAGGGGAATTCTTTAACAATAACAACAAACTACGCAACGTTTTGCAGTTGTCGCTTTTAGTGGTATCTCTTGGTTTTTCTTAACCTTTTTTGGAGTTTCTTATTTATTTGAGGGTTTTTTATGGCTGGAAGGAAAATAACGAAGGAAAGAAGAAGCAAACAATTAGCAGTTATGGGAACTCCGGAGTTTTGGGAAAGATGTTTTTTGAGTATTGGAGTTGAAGGTATTAGCTTGTCGGAGTTTTGTAGGATTGAAGATGTCAATTATAATGCTGTAAGTTATCAGTTGAAAAGTGATCTAGATTTACGTGATCGGTACGCAAGCGCACAGGAGAATCGGGGACACATTCACGCTGAGAGAATAGCGGAATTGTCGGAACTTGTTTTGTCCGATGATCCAAAAAAAGCGAATCAATATAAGATAAGTCTGGATAGCAAGCGCTGGCTTGCATCTGTAATGAACAGAAAAGCATACGGCCAGCAGATTGACCAGACTGTAAACGTAAACATAGACCTCAACTCAACTTACTTGAATCAGCTAAAGACTTTGATGACAAACAAGCCAGAAATAACAGATCAAAGTAAAAAACAATGCGAAACTATCGAACATCAAGGCTAACTTATTGTATTCATTGAATAAAAATATGATGGTTTATCCGATGACATGAAATAAGTTAACATAATAAATATTATGTTAACTTAATTTTTGACCCCCCTCGATTATATTTTGGGAGGCTGGTCGTGGATGACCCCTATCTCCGTCAAACGCCACATCCCAAAATTTTTTAATTTTTTTCTGAAAAACTTTTTTTATGACTCAGGAAGAGCAATTAGCAGAAGCATTCAAGAAATTCCAACTCCGCTACATCAACGACCCAGTATTATTTGTCAAGGACGTTTTAGGTTTGACTCCAGACACATGGCAGGAACAGGTCTTAAATTGGGTCGCACATGGGAAAAGGCGAATTTCGGTTCGCTCTGGACATGGAGTAGGAAAAAGTTCGTGTGCATCATGGTTAATGATCTGGCATCAGCTAACTAGGTTCCCCCAGAAGACTGTAGTCACAGCACCATCGCATTCTCAGTTACATGACGCACTTGGTGCGGAGGTCAGGAAGTGGATCACCGCACTTCCTGCGGTATTAAAGGATCAGTTGGAGGTATTCACGGAGCAGATACGTTTAAAGGCGGCCCCAAGTGAGAGTTTCATCAGTTTCCGTGTATCTCGTCCAGAGAAGGGTTCTGCGGAGGCATTACAGGGAGTCCATTCTGACTATGTATTATTGGTTGTAGATGAAGCAAGCGGAATAAATGACGCAATTTTTGAAGCAAGTGCAGGGTCGATGTCAGGTGAGAACGCAACCACTATCCTTTTGGGGAATCCGGTGCGTGGTCAGGGCTTTTTTTATGACACACACAACAAGTTAAGTAAGAACTGGGAAACCCTGACTGTCAACTGTGAGGACTCAGCAAGAGTATCTGCTGACTTTGTACAGGACATTGCAGATCGTTATGGTTCTGAGAGCAACCAATTTCGTGTAAGGGTACTTGGAGAGTTCCCATTAGCAGATGATGATGCAATCATTCCAAGACATTTAGTTGAGAGTGCAGTTGCAAGGGATGTGGAGAACATTGGAGGTGCAGTAACGATTGGAGTTGACGTTGCTCGTTTTGGTAGTGACTCAAGTGCAATATGTTTGCGTCAGGGCAACATGATATTAGGAGATGGAGTAAAGACTAAGCGTGGTCTGGACACAATGCAGGTAGTTGGGTGGGTGCGTAGTGAGATTGAGGGTTTAAAGAGCAAGAACTTGGAGATTGGGGATGTCTGTATAGATTCGATTGGTTTGGGAGCCGGTGTGGTGGATCGTTTGATTGAGGAGGGTGTAGATGTTCGTGGGGTTAATGTAGGAGAGTCCCCTTCTATTGCAGGGAACTATTTAAATTTACGGACGGAGTTATGGGAGAAGTGCCGTTCATGGTTTGAGGGGTTGGATGTGGTAATTCCGAATGATGAGGGATTAATTATGGAGTTATGTTCAGTAGGATACGGATTTTCTTCAACCGGAAAGACCAAAGTTGAGTCGAAGGATGACATCCGCAAGCGTTTGGGGAGTTCTCCGGACAGTGCAGATGCACTTATATTAACATTTGCAAGTTATGCAAGCAGGAACGCATCTAAGTCATGGTCAAAGCCATTAATTCGTGAAATGAAGGGTATTGTTTGATTTTAAACCTTGATCCTGTCTTGTTTTTCAGAGAATTTTACTATAAATACAGGAATCTAAGAAATAGATGCTACCAGCAAAGTATATAAATTGGAGAAAGGGACAGGAGTACGTCACTTTGTATGAATATAAGACTGCAGATGGATACAAAGGTTCCATAGTTCAATTAAGGCAAAAAAAGGAAGAGATTGGCACTAACTGACTCAGAAGTAAGAGAGCAGACAGCAGAATTAGAGAAGGAGCAGATCAGACTTGCTGGTGACACTGCAATGGATGTCACAGAACTGGAGGGTATAGTTGCAGGTCTTATTGATGAAGCAGTTGATTACATTGATCTCTCTGAAGCACCAGATCGCATCACAGCAAGCGATTACTTCAATGGTAGGCCATTTGGTAATGAGGAAGATGGTCGCTCTCAGGTGGTGTCTAGGGATGTCAGGGACACAATCGCTTTAATGATGCCCCAGATTATGAGGACATTCTTTGGAACACAGAGAGTTGTGGAGTACCAGCCACGTTATCCCGAAGATGTGCCAAATGCGGAACAAGCCAGTGATTACGTCAATCAAGTTGTTTTAGGTACAGACAATCCAACCTCATTCCAGACTTTCTATTCTATTATCAAGGATTCTCTTATAAAGAGGGTCGGAATTGCAAAAGTTGATTGGGAGAGAAGGGAAGAGGTAGAGCATGAGGAATATACTGGATTGGATGATCAAGCATTACAGGCTTTGCTTTCTGATCCAGATATAGAAGGTAGCTCAATTGAGTCATATCCAGACCCAGACTTTGTACAGCCAGACACTCCTCCTCCAACTGAGGGTGTCTCTCCGACCGGAGAACCGCAAGTGCAACCGCAGGACATGGAAGTTCCAATGTTGCATGATGTAGTGATTCGGAGACTTTCAGTGGAGGGGAGTGTCATTTTTGAGGCTTTGCCGCCAGAGGAATTTTTAATAGACAGGAGAGCAAAGTCAGTAGAGGACGCAACGATAGTTGCACATAGGAGGTATCTCACAGTCTCAGAGTTAGTTTCGATGGGATACAATTTTGATGAAATGTTGGATTTAGCAGGAGATGCAGATGAATTTGACACAAACATGGAGTTTCTTTCAAGACATCCTCTGGGGTCTTATGCTTCTAGTGACGAAGGTGGAGAAGCGAATCGCAAGGTTTTATATATTGAAGCGTATGCAAAGGTTGATTTCTCTGGTTCAGGAATTACTTCTCTTCGCAGGTTTTGTTGTGCTGGCAATCATCATCAGCTTTTACATCATAGTCCGGTTAATGATATTCCATTTGTGGTCTTCTCCGGTTATCCGGAACCGCATTTTTGGAGGGGGAACTCAGTAGCAGACCTGACAATGGATGTTCAGTTAGTGAAGTCCAGCATCCTCCGCAATATGTTAGACTCTCTTGCAAAGGCAATCCATCCAGATACCGCTATTATCGAAGGACAGGTCAACATAGACGATGCTCTTTCTAATAAGGTTGGAAAACTTATAAGAATGAGGTCAGCAGGAGCAGTCCAAGAGTTGAACAAGTCCTTCAATGGTAAGGAAGCATTTCCGATGCTCGATTACATGGATCGGATGAAGGAGGACAGGACTGGAATGAGCAAGGCTTCAATGGGTCTTGATCCGGATGCACTCCAAAGCACTGAAAAATCAGCAGTTTCAGCAACAATGGCAAGTTCTCAAGCCCAGATAGAGTTACTGTGCAGGGTCTTTGCTGAGAATGGAATGAAACCATTATTTAAGAAGATACTGAAACTCCTCCACAACCATCAAGAGAAAGCTCGGATGGTAAGGTTGCGTAACTCATGGATACCGATTGATCCTAGAGTCTGGGACATTGGAATGGATGTTTCAGTTAATGTTGCACTTGGAATGGGTACAACTCAGGAGAAGATGCAGATGCTTGCAGGAATATCAGTAAAACAGGAGAAGATACTGCAAGAGCAGGGTGCTACGAATCCTTTTGTTACAAATGAGCAGTATCATCACACATTATCCAAGATGACAGAGTTATCCGGATTCAAGGATGTGCAGTCTTTCTGGAGCAATCCAAAGGATTTTCAACCTCCACCTCCGGAACCTCCGGAGCCAACACCGGATGAAATCTTTGCAACTGCACAAGCAGATAAGGTTCGTGCAGACATTGAGCTTGACAAGCAGAAGTTCGGTCTTGATCAAGAAAAGATGATCAGAGATGATGACCTGCAACGTGACAAACTGGACTCAGACGTTGGACTCAAGACTCAGGAAATGGAGAACAAGTACAAGACCTCCATTGACATGACTGAGATCAAGGGGAACATGGAGAAGGAT